ATATTAGATTGTATTGGGCCAGCATTGGCGTAGGATTAATTGCATTTATATCTATGTCTCAAGCGATTTGGTTATGGATACCTTTTATGTAACCAATGGATCCGTTTACACTCTTTGCGCTAGCCAACGGTGCCGTTGCCGCTGTCAAGAAGGGTTGCCAACTATATAAAGACATCAAAAGTGCAACTGGCGATGTCAAAGCGGTCTTAAAAGATCTTGATGATCAATTCAACAAAGCGCACCCACATGACAAGCCTGCTTCATCCGCGGCTGTAAAGCAGTTAGCAGAAGAAAAAACTCGTGTCAAAGAACTAAACAAACGCAGCGAAGATACAACTAGCATCTATTCTGAAATAGGTGATTGCCTTGGTCAGTACTATGACAATTATTTTAAATGTGTGGCAGTACTTGAAGAGGAAGAAAAACGAAGCAAAACAGAAGTTTATTCAGGCGATTCAAGTCTAGCTAAACGTGCCCTACAACGCGTTCTAATGAAAAAGCAATTAGAACAAATGGGTAAAGAGCTTCGCGAATTGATGATATATCAAAGCCCTCCAGAGTTGGGTGCATTGTTTACTGAAGTCGAATCCATGACTAAAGAGTTAGGGGTTCAACAAAAAACTCTTATTGCTAAGCAAATGCAACAAGAGGCAATTAAAGCAAAGCAACGTAAACAACGAATGGCAAAGTATCAATTTGAATTTGCTCTTGGTATAGGGTTTCTTATAGTAATGCTTTTTATGGGAGGGGTGTTTATGTATATTGCATACGACGCACAAACTCGTTGGGGCACCTATATTAATCGACCAAATAACTTTCGAGAACAAGAACAAGCTATAAGAAAACAAGAATGGTTTGAACGTCAAAAGAAAATAAAAGAATACGAAAACTACTTAGAGCAAGAGCGTAGAAAGAAAGAACAAAATGAAACCTGAAACTGAAACGTTATTATTGGTTATTGGTACATTACTGGGATTCTGTCTAATACCAACTATACTAATAGTATTACATGCATATTTACTTGCTATACTTTTTATTGCCCTGTTAGTAGCAAATATATTATTATTCACATACTACGGGTACATAGAGTTGTTACCCTTAATAAGACAAAAACATTTACAAGATAAAGAATTGGAGAATAGGTTTCACGGTGACCCTAACAAGATTAAATTCTATAAAGGGTTTATGAAATTCTTTTCAGGTAATCTAGATCAAAAAGGACTACAACGTTGGTTTGAAAAGCATCCAACAACAACAATTAAGAAATAAAAATGTCAAAATCTTTTTTAGATAAAATCAGAGAACAAGCAGAAGAAGCTGCAAGTATAGGGTTTTTTCTTATTGCAGTAACTCTCCTAATAGCAATCGCAATGATTGTACTAGGAGGAGTCTACTTATTTACGAGAAGGTAAATCGCCAGACACAATTTGAATTCCCGAACCGAATATTGAATTGTATTGGTTCAATACATCGTCTGCTAATTCCGCGGTCCATACTAAAGACTTTTTATAAATCTCTATACTATGTTCTGCGGTATATGCAGCATACGGAATCAGAGCCATCGAGTGTTGGTCAGGTGTTGATTTAGAAGAAATCAACATAACAGCACATGGTTTATCAACCGTGATTCTGTCATCATGTGGACCCGATGGCTTCATATCACCAATCACTTCCTCGCCTGTGACGAGTTTAATTACTTTAATTGTCATTACATATCCTTAATTTAAATATAGTGTATATGCTTATTCATTTTTGAATTATATTCTAAAGTTAGTCTTTCTACATCACCAGTGTTAGTAGGGTTACGGGCAACAATATATTCTTCTAAATCAGAACCGTAACTTTTTTTGAAGACTGCAGAAAGTAATTGCTTGATATACTTTAACATTATAGATCCCTTTGTAAAGAATCTTCTGTTAGCAATTGAGCTTTACCTCTTTTAGAACTTGTAGGTGTATCTTCTTGAACATCTTTAACCTCAATTTTCTTAGGTTTCTTATGTTCTGGAATTATGCGTTCCAAGAAGATCTTTAGCATGCCATTTAACATAGCTGCATCTTTTACTTCAACAGTATCATCTAAAGCAAATGCACGAGTAAAGTTTCTTCCTGCAATACCTTTAAATAAAAATGTATCAGCATCATCTGTGCTTTGAACATTACCTTTAACTATCATTTTGCCATCTGCTAATTCAATTTCAATGTCCTGCTTAGCAAAGCCAGCGACAGCCAGTTCAATAACATATGTGTTATCGCCTGTTTTCCTGATATTGTATGGAGGATAGTTGGGAATGTTTTTTGTCAGATCATCATGCATTTTAGCAATGCGACTGAATTGATCGTCAAAACCGATAAAGAATTTATCGAAGTCTTTAAAGCCTGGACCGAATACAGATAAGTGTGTCATAACATATCTCCTTACTTAGTTTTAAATGCTTGTGTTGCATCAAAAGTCATAGCAGATAAACCTACTGTTGCGAAAAAATCTACAGTAGTTTTTGCAACGGTCTTAGCAAATGTTTGCTGAGCATCGATATAAGTTTGGAGTTGTGATTTGATTTCTTCGTTTTTGACATACGTCTCAACAAATTTTGTTTTGATACCAGAAATGGTATCGATTGATGCGTTAATGTTTTCTAACATTATGTTCTCCTATTAAGCGAGTTAAAAAATACTACCCTTTCGGCATAGTTTAAAATGACGGTTTTATTGGGATCCGTCAACCCTCATCCATCCCATCCCTGGGATAAAATTATTTATTACTATTGTTTAATTTTTTCTTACCAATGTTATACTTTGTTTCCAATTTCCATTCATCTTTCTCCTTATGAGAAATGACTTTAATCTGGGATAACGGAGCATAGTCTACAAAATTCTCAGCATCGTTAATTGTAATCAAACCCCAATCCACTAGTAATTTTGCGATTGTGTTTCTACGTTGTAAATCGTTTTCTGATAGATCAGCTGTTTTTCCATCCAAAGCAAAAAGCTCTTTAAAATGCACAATAAAATATCTGCCTTGTTTATGCAGAATGTGACATGATTGATATAGAGTTTTGTCCTTCCTAGAAGCGACACCTATACGTGTTAGAGTTTCTCTTACTTTTAAAAAATCGTCTGGTTCAGATAATACCACTTCCAAAGGGTGATACCCCGGAAAGTTGATATGTATGATGTCAGTACTCATTCTTACCACCTTTTGTTATTCTTCTTTTCATTTCATCAATAATCGAATCGTTTAGAAGTGGGAGTACTTGTTTGGCTTTTTCTGTGCTGTAACCATAGTATTCTTTTATGACTTCCAAATCATCGATTTTCTCAGCCTTGATCCATTTATTAAATCTTTTCTTAGGCCTAATGATATTTATTAAAAAATGAAATTGAAGAATTTTGTCCAGGTGGGGACGAGAATTCATTTCGTTTGCAGGAATTACTGTATCGTGACCATAGGATAAACCCTTATTAATGATAAAAGGATTATACTGTTTCTCCGACCAATCGTCAACTATCAGATTATCTTTGCTATAATGAATGGCATTGATGAAATCAAACGGCGTTATTGCTGGAGCTTTATATGTTTCGATCTCAGGTTTTACTACAGGAGTTCCAAATAGGCTCATAATACCATCCTTAGTAAGCCAACAGAATCAATAGTTACTAGCAATAGATAGTTAACAAGCATCCCAAAAGATTTGCGAGTCCAAGCAGCCCAAGCGTACATAGCACAACCCACAATCCATATAGGATAGAGAACAAGTAGGGGTGGATTTGGTACCGTGGAAGCCATCGTAATAGCACACCCGATAGATATAGCCCAAGCAAACAGCTCAACAGAAAAGCGAAAACGATTACTGTTCCAGTCATTACGAATCCATTCGAAGGTAGGTTTAAATAAATTAATCATTTAAATTCTACCGCTGCCATAATCTCAGTCAAGCAAGCTACTAGATTAATTTCTTGATCCGCGCAGAATGCTGCCTTGTACTGATAATCGGCAAGCAGAAGAACTAATTGAGGAACCTGTTGGACATGGTCTGTTAATGTATCGTATAATTTTCTAAAGATTGTACCAGGGTCATTGTCCAAGTTATTAACAACCCATGTCCGCATCTTCTTCCAATCGCCATCTTTAAGCGATGCAATTAATTCTTGCATATTGGATTCGTTGAGACTTACAAAGATACCCTCATCAATTCTACCTGATGCTGCATATCTTTGTAGTTCATTCAACACTCGGCGATAATCAGGAAAATGTTTTTCAATTACTTTTGCGATAACTTTACCATCCGCTTCTATCTTTTCGATAGACATGATTTCATTCACACGCTTAAAGAATGCAGATGCGATCTTTGGCTTCTCAGCTTTAGGAAGTTTAAACTCAATAACCGCAGTTCTAGAATGAAGCGGAGGAATAATCCGATTCTTAAAGTTACAAGTTAAAATGAATCTACAATTTGATGAGAACTCTTCTATGAATGCCCTCAATGCAGGCTGTGTAGAATTAGGATTCAAATAATCTGCCTCGTCTAAAATAACAACCTTTGGCTTACCACTGAATGATACAGTAGATGCAAACTGTTTAATCTTAGTACGAAGAACATCAATACCTGATTCTTCCGAACCGTTAATGATAATATAATCTGTTTCTAATTCTTCACACAATGCTCGAGCAACTGTGGTCTTGCCCATACCCGCACCACCGCAAAGTAGCATATTTTGAATCTCACCTTTGGCAACCATCTCCCGAAAGATGGATTTTTGATCTGCAGGTAAAATACAATCTTCTAGTTTGCGTGGCCGATACTTCTCAACCCACAAAAACTCATTCTCACGATAATCCATAATAACCTCATAATATAATAAATCAATTTCAGGGAAGTACTACTTCAGGAATTTCTTGAAGTTCTTTAATGCGACCTTCTAATACACCGATTGCTGTATTAAAATGCCCTGTGCCTTCTGCCGAAGGATCATAATAATATTTTTTAAGTGTTTCTACTTCTAGTTGAAGTACTGCGATATGTTCTTTTCTTGTTATCATATTATACCACCGAATCAGGTTCCATTGCAATAAAATATTCCAAAGCTTTTGTAGCGTGTTTAAAGTGGAATGCTTTCTTTTTAGAGATTGTTACTGCGTATGCATCGGGAACAATCTTGAAGTTTTCTACCGCCATGTGGCAATCAAAACTATGCTCGCTCTTACCGATAATTTTCTTATAGGTATTTGCAGTATCATTTTTCTTATCACCGATAGTCAAAGTAACATTATCACCTTTACCAGAAATTGTGATAGTAGGTGCACCGGTAATAGCAGCTGCTTTTATAATCATACCAACATCATCAGATGACAAGTTAAACTGATAGTGATTATCGACTTCAATACTCTTGTCTGGAGCTGCTACAATAACAGTAGGGCTAGAATAAAAATACTCAAACTTACCATTGTCTTTTGAGATGGTCAAACTCTTTTCACCGAATTCAACATTCTGATTCTCCATCAATGTTAGCAAAGCTAACAAAGAATTTAAATCATATACTGCGACTTCCGTTGGGAAGTCTTCTGCTACATCTGCTTTCGCAAAAATATTCTTAGCAGTACTAATTGTGGACAATGTCTTGCCCTTACGAATCAAAATGTTACTATTGATCGCAGCAAAGTTCTTTAGAACTTGGATCGTTTCATTACTAAATTGCATTATTTAATCTCCTTGGTTTCAATGTCATGCGTATATAAAAGCATTAATGCATAGTGTAACACCTTTAGTACGTCTTGTCTATTCCTTCCGGCTTTCTTTCCGTATCTTTGGGCATACTTAATTATATTCCCAACCGTAAAGCCTACACCGTGACCTGCATCAATTATGAATTCGGTTGTTTGGAATTTATTTTGCGAATAATGTTCGTCATATGTTTTGTCAATGTACTCTTTCAATTCTTTCAATAAATTATCTTCATCATATTTGTATTCAATCATTATTTTCTTTCAAATGTCTTTTGATGTTCATCTATTCTATTTTTCCAATAACTCAGCGTTGTAAATTTTGATTCTACTTGCACGGGTGCAGATATATCAATGTTGTTTATCTCAGACCAATCATTTAAAATTAAGCATCCCATTTCATTATACAGATAATTTAACATGGAATTTAATACGATAGGCTTACATCCCATTTGTATTGATTCTATTACTCGATGTGTATCCACACCATTACCAAAAGGGCATACGCTGTATAAAGAAGAATTTAATAATTCTATATATTTTGAATACTCTAATCTTTCCTGAACATTAACAATGTTCTTTCCTTGAATATTCTTTACCCCTGATCTAGTATGAACTGTTTGTTTTACAGGTGTAACTACAATAGGTATATTTTTGTTGGTTGAAGCTGCAGGAAAATTAAAACTGCTATTAGGTCTCCCTGATCCTATTTCCTGAAAACCTATAGGGACTTGTAAAAATTTATGATTAATTTTTATAAGATTTTGTCCTGTCCAAGTTAACATATTTGTATTATATTGTATATAATTTAATAACTCTGGCTGAAACGAAATATCACTAGAACCAGTAAATAGATGAAAGGGCACTTGTATACCTCTAAGACTGGTTGATATTTCTCGAAGCAGATCACTCTTAACAAAAATTTTATCGAAAGGTTTTATTTCAGGTAATTTGGATAGTGGTTTTTTACCATGTATTATATCTATACCTTCATCTGTATAGAGTTCGTCGTGAAAATCTATAACAATATCTGCAAATCTAGTTAAACTATTAT